AGAAATCTCCCGCTCCTTGTGTTCACCGCTCTTGGGATGATTAAAAAAGGTAGGGCGATTAATGAACAAAAACCTGTAGATAGCAGGAACAGTCGATAGAAATATGTCTGTTCCTTGATCAACAATCATCTCAGCCACAGTTCCTTTCTTTAACTCACCTTTCTTATCCAGACGGGCTGAATGCCTAACGGTGAGGTGATCAGCCAAAGTCCTAGACTTCGTGCCCCGTGAATAACGGCGATCCCAAAGACCAGGATCTGATCTGAGTTGTAGGGCATGGCCAGACGCAAGGCTTCCAATCCAACTCCACCCTAGCATGCCCTTTGGATCCAAAAGACAGGTTGCACGGAGAGACACCTCAAGCTCCTCTTGACTTACATTGCGTTGCGTTAAAATCTCAAGCTGTCTTTCAAGATCACCACATCGCGCCTCCATAGTTTCCTCGATATACTTGGCCTCATCATGAAGAGATAGAACACAGAGGGCGAAGTTCTTGTTGCTGTCGGCGAATTCATCAGGAACCCAGCACATCCAATACGACTCAAGCTGTCCGTATGCGCGTGGTAACCCAAGCAAGGGACACTGCGCGCGATACTGGGTTTTTGTCGTCCAGTTTACCAAGGCCTGAGACAGTACTTCCAAGTAGAAAATATCTGCGAAAGTCTTCGGATTGACAAGTTTCTTTGACATTTCGTCGAAAGGGCTTGATGGATTTCCCATGGTGGTAGAAAGATACCTGCCTGTCAAGTATAACTTCCCAGACGCATAAGTTGATGTAACGAGAGTAGTTGCCAGCTTTTCCCAGGCCTGAACCACATCTTTGACAGACGTTTCAGTGGCAAGGCTTTTTTCGAGCATCGAGAATAGTGCCAGCTTAAGACGCCTTGGTCCAGCTCTCATTAACTTCATTTCCTGAGATCGAAAGCGCTGCCGAGGCCACAGATGGAGTGTGTCCCCTTCAGTGCTTTGGATTTCTATGGATCCTAGAACAGGATAGCTGCTGACTGCAAACCAGTCCACACGAAAGCCATCAGCGGACGAAGGTGAATCACGAAGCATGTACCATGCACAGACCTTGCCTTTATACAGGTAAACTTGCTGCCAATTTCCTTTTGGAGGGGCTGCTAGTTTGTCTACAGCACGCGCAATGTCAGCTCGAATTTCCGCAAATTGAGCCATCGCACTCTGACTGTAAATCTGATCAGATGCTTCCGCGAAATGAGCGCCAGTGCCAGTGAAATTTGGCGAGGGACCAGCATGTGTCAGGCCAATCGCGGGAGTAGGTTTCTCGAGAATCTGGCGGGCAATATCTCGGGCATCAGACTCTGGAACGATTGCATTTGCCGGATATGCTTCGCGGAAGGTGTTGCAGTCATCAATGTGTGTTCTTACACCTTGACCATTCTTCTGCTGGGTATATGGGCCCGCTTGGAAGTGGTGGCCCAGAATTGATATGGAAAGAGAATCAGAAGGCAGGCCAGCCACCGCACCAATTGCTAATGGTGGGACTGCAATGTTCGTACGCGAAGTAAGCTTGTCGACCTCGGTTCTCATGCGATCACGCTTGACTGTCCATGGTGTGCCCTGCTGCCGGATATTTGTGTTCCGAATATCTTCAAGCCCTAGTTCAACTGCAGCGCTGTAAGCCAGTGCGCCAAGTTCTTTGATTTTATTCTCTGAGAGGCAATTGAGAGAATCATAGATGTTTGACTGTAACATTAGATCCCTCGGGATATCTACCTCTATCTTCCTAAAGAATTT